CCCCAGTCGGGCTCAACGTGTCGCAAACGCTGCCGGCTTGTGACGTCTTCTCGGGGGACGGCGATTTCGTGGTACTTCGTATACGTGGTATGCCGGCGCGGAAGAAGTTCAAGTATTTCGCACCTACCCGAGCGAGCGGAGTGACGATGGCGACGACGAATTTGGTCTACGATTATGTGTTCGGGGCGTCGGCAGCCACGATGAGATGGAGTGAACCACGAGCCGCGCGCCACATCGGCACCATGGCGACGAACGACATCCCGGCTGTCGATGCCTGGGAGATGCGAGTCGCCGGGGCGAAAACCGGTGATTGTGGGTCCGTCCTCCTGTCCGACACTGGGACTTTCATCGGCATCCTCGTAGCGCTGTCGCCGACACATTTTGAGAACGAACCGTACGCCCTCTATCAGCCCTTTGGCGAGGTTGACTACCAAGCGGCCTGCAGAGCGTTGTCGTCGTCAACCCCGATTTTTGAGCCCTCCGACGATCCGGCGAGGGCGTACACTGCTGCGGGCTTGGAGATGGCGTGGGGGGAGCTTTCGCAGCGGTCGACGATCCGCCGGGTCCCCCCTGGCTGGCACATCAATGCGGAAGTGGAAGGGACGGTCGCCCCTTACCACGGAGCCAAGAACACGTCGAAGATGATCCCCACTCCGTTCATCGGGGCGTTGGAGCGTGAGTTGCAAGAACCGCTATCGACGCGATGGGCGACTCCTCACGGTCGCGTGTGTGAGTTCGACGGGGTGCGAATGGACCCGTACGACCGGATGCTGCGCGACATCGCGACGCAAGATGTGAGCGCACTCGACGTCGACCTCCTGGACGAGTTGGCCGATGAGTGCGCTCGTGACATTTACACCCGGATCCCCGCGCCTTCTGAGTCTTTCCGCGCACCCCTCGCAGCGTGCATGGATGGCGACGCGCTGATGGAGAAGATGAACCTCAACTCCTCTGCGGGTTACCCTGGGGGGGGGAACAAAAGTGAGCACGTCACCGTGGAGTACCCATCAGAAGGGGGGCGTCGGTGCACCCTTGACACGGTGTCGCAAGCGCTGTGGGACGAACTGGGTGTGAGCTACCAGCGACGTGAGCTAGTCCCCATGTGTGTGCGAGTGTTCCTCAAGCTCAATGAAGTGCGGCCCGTCGACAAGATCGAGAAGGCCGGCACCAGGACCATCAATTGCGTCGCGTTCCCTCTGAACCTCCGCATCAAGAGCGTGTTCGGCCGGCTCTTCGGATACCTCCAGCGCTACAAGGCGATAACTGGGGTGCAGATCGGATTGAACATGGCAGGACCGGAGCTGGAGGAGGTGCTTGCGATGATGGTTGATCCGGACCGCATGAGCGGCACGTTGCCCCCGAGTGCCGCCGCGATGTTGGCGTGGGCGGACTGGGACACGAAGCATCAAGACCTATCGATTACGCGTATCCACATTCTCGCGGCGTTTCGGCTCATCATTCTCATCGCGGTGTCGCTCGGCGCTGATGCTGCCCTCCGCGACGAGATGTGGTATTGGGCACAGGTGTTGTCAGTCCCATGGGCGATCCTGAAAGGGGGGGACACGCTAGCGATACCGTTCAACAGCTCTGGGCACGGTGCGACGACCGAAATCAACTCCTATGTCGCGAAGCTTGGGTACGCCTACGCCTATGCTCGGTGGTTGCTAGACCAGGTCGGCGCGGGCGGGGACCAAGCCGGCCGTCGTCATGGGCTGATCGCAAAGGCGGTTTGGATGATGCGAGTGATCGTGTATGGGGC